TACAACTTTGTCAAACCGATACGTGGCGACGACCAAGTGCGACCGATTGGGGCACGACGCTTTAAGTGGTATACCATTAACAAGCGAGACTACATCGAAGATGCACCGATGTATAGCGCAACGCTAGCTAATACGAACTTAGTCGAGTACTACCACGACGGACGTATTAGCATAACCACAGGTGGTTATAGATCAGTGACGAACAACTCATTCCTAAACTTTGTGTTGATGGGCTTGGGCAATGTCGTATCTGTTAGTGGCAAATGGTATTGGAAACCACACCGTAGCGACAAGTACTATTACTTTCCGATACAACGCAATCATTGGTTGCACCTCGACGAGCAAGGCATACCGACTAATCCAGTACAAGAGTACAAGAACTTGATCAACCGCAAAGCGATGAACGCAATACGAAAGAAGTATATGCCGATCATAGAATACGGTCGTCTGATGTTAACGGCTGACCAAGTTGTACCGTTAAGAATTGTTCATGAATTACAGGCTGAGTTACAGGCTGGGTTACAGGCTGAGTTACAGGCTGGGTTACAGGCTGGGTTACAGGCTGGGTTAAAAAATGTCTTGTGGTTCAAGGTAATGTCTAAGCGTATGTATTTTTGGAATACTGAGTCTAAAGAGCAATACAAGAATGGTATTGCCAAGTCCATTGAGTATCTTCACAAAGCGCTTGATACCAACGACTTAGATATGTTCTATAACATAACAATGCTTATGGCTAATCAGTATGGGCATTACTCGTACGTTAGAGAAACAACTACTTGTTCACCCAAGGAGTTCAGAGCAGGATTCGACTTGTACCTCAGGGAAATATATTGGCAAGATGTATTCACCCAAGAGGAACAACCGATAGGCAAGGCGTTTCTTGATGCACACGCATCGTTTCTCGCCAATAAAAAGGACACAGTTACAGTTCGTAACTATGTCGTTAAGTAAGTTAGTTAATCATCCACAGAAAAGGAAATAAAAATGTCAGAAGTATTCTTAAATAAAACCGCATCCCTCAAAGAAGCAGAGGACTTGATCGTAGCTTGTGGCGCAGACGCTACCATTCACCTAGTAGGCGAGCCTGGTGTGGGCAAAACATCTATGTTCAAAAATATTGTACAGAGAACGGATCATAAAGGGATTTACATCGACGCACCAAACATCGAGCTTGGCGAGTTAGGTATACCAATCCCTGATCACGCAACAAAAACAACTCGTATGTATCCAAACGAGCAATGGGGTTTTCATCTCAACGAGCCACTTGTTATCTTTATTGACGAGTTCACCAAAGGTCATCAAGCAGTTCAGAATATGTTGCATCCTATGCTCAACGAACCACGTATGATCATGGGCATACCGTTACATCCCGAAACTATTGTTGTAACCGCAGGTAACTTTACAGGCGACGGAGTAGGCGACAACATGAAGGCGCATAGCCGTAACCGAGTATCAGTTGTTGCAGTACGCAAGCCACACGCAGGCTTTAACGTAGATGGTTCCGTTGATGAAGACTCATGGGGCGCATGGGCAATCAAGCATGACATAGCCCCCGAGATTCTTGCATGGGTTAAGGAAACACCACATACTCTTGCATCATATCTTGACCCTGCACAAAGCGGTAACAAGTACATCTTCAATCCGAAGGAAGCACAGAAGTCTTTTGTTAGTCCACGTTCCCTTGCTAGAGCATCGCATATTTTGAAACGCAGATCCCAAAGCACCGAAAACGCAATCATTACTGCGCTCGAAGGTACGATAGGCGCACCTGCATCACGTGATCTTATGGCATACGTTAAGGTGGCTGACAGCTTACCGACGTGGGAATCCATAGTGCGTGACCCTGACGTAGCGACTGTTCCGTCATCACCTGCGGCTCTGTGTTTACTTGCGTTTAGCGCCGTTCAACGCGTCGACCGAGACTCAATCGGTAAGTTCTTTACGTATCTCAAACGTACACCGAAAGAGTTGCAGTCCGTGTTCTGTTTGACTGGCATGGCTAACGCTGACAAGAAGAAGCTATTCATGACTAGCCAATCGTTCATTGACTGGATGCGTACCAATCAATACTTATTCTAAACACGACAGAGTAACACTTTGTAACTTTGTCTCAACCAAGGAAATATAAATGAGTAACTTAACTGCAGAACAACGCATCGAAAGATGCCACGTTCAATTAATGAAACACCCAAGCTTTTGCTTGTTCTCAGGTTTGTTTATGGTGGGTAAGGTTAGTGTCGATGACAAGACACCGACTGCTAAAACCAACGGTCTTGACGTAACATACGGCAGAGATTTTGTTGGCTCACTCAACGACAAACAACTAGGCTTTCTTATTCTCCACGAGAATATGCACAAAGCGTATCGTCACCTGGTCGTTTGGAAGACTCTATACAAGCGTAATAGATGGCTTGCCAATGCAGCGTGCGACTACGTTATTAACTTACAACTCATGGACTATGACCCACATGGACAGGACATCGAGTTCCCAACCGATAAGGATGGCAACCAGATTGGTCTCGTTGATGAGAAGTATCGGGGCATGGATGCACACCAAGTGTTTCTTAAATTACTTGAGGAACATGGCGACGTTCAACCCCCCGATGGTGACGAAGGACTCGACGATCATGACTGGGAAAGTGCGGAGGAGATGACCGACAAGGAGAAAGAAGAAGCGGCGAAGGAAATCGAAGATGCTCTACGTCAGGGTCAGATACTTGTTGGCAAGATGAAGGGTAACGTATCACGTGAGGTTCAAGACTTACTTACGCCGAAGGTAGATTGGAAAGAAGCATTGCGTGACTTTATCAAATCAACAACTGCAGGTAAAGACCAGACGACATGGCGACGACTGCACAAGCGGTACATCGGTATGGATATTGTTATGCCTAGCACATTCGACGAGAAAGTCGGACCTATTACTGTGGCAATAGATACGTCAGGAAGTATCGGCCACGAGGAACTCGCTCAATTCTTATCCGAGGTTAAGCTAATCTGTGAAGAAGTCAGACCTGAGAAGTTGGACATACTGTACTGGGATACTCGCGTAGCAGGGCATGAGGTTTACTCCGATGCCGAACTTGCTAATGTTGTTTACGTAACCGAAGCCAAGGGCGGTGGTGGTACTGAACCTTCGTGTGTACCTAAGTATATGCGCAAGCACAACATGACTCCCGAGTGTCTTATTATGCTAACAGATGGTTACATTGGCGACCAGACTCGCAACGACTGGTCAATCAATTCTCCAATCATGTGGTGTATCAAAGGCAACAACCACTTCGACAACGCTAGCGTGACAGGAAAGGTTGTTCATGTCGAGTGAGATAAAAGATTGGTGTGTAATTCGGGTCTATCACCGTAGGCTCGAAACAGTCAGCAACGACTTTGTGCGGTACGAAGCCGCCAACGTATTCAATGCTCCACCACACAAGCGTATGGGTGTGGAGTACTTGACCAAAGAAGAAGCAGAAGCAATGGCTAAATTTTTAAACTTTATTGAGGAATCAAATGAAAGAAACGATAGTACCCCAAGGTAGGAAGTTAGACAACAAAGTAAACATAAGTCTTAACCGTGAGACCGTTGAACAGTTGGCGAAGTTCAAAGACAGACTCGGAGAAGTGCTGGGTGTAGAGCTATCCTATGCTCAAGCTATACAGTACTTAATTAAACATCAACCAACCAAGACAGAGTAACAGTTTGTAACTTTGTCCATCTTTAATACACAGGAGAATTCATATGACAACAGAAAACAGTATTTCAATCGCATCATCATCAATGCTAGTAGAGTTATCAATCAGTACTTGGACTGCACGTAAGTTAGACAAGCGTGTATCAGCCGAGGTTGATCTCGCAAAGGGTACTAAGACACAGGCAGGTAACTACAACAAGAATCTGCTTGCAGGTACAGGGGTGTTGGAAAACATTACCAAGTACGCATCCAATGCGAGAGCATGGCATATTAAACAAACATTACCTTGGTCTGACAGTGGCTTGCGTTTGTTACCGATGACTAACTTCATTGCGTACAAGGAACAACTCAATCAGCTAGAACAGAACTACGACGCTTTAGTTTCTAAGTTCCTGATAGCCTACCCTGAGTTGGTATCAGCAGCTGCGTTTCAATTAGGTTCACTCTTTAATAGAGACGAGTACCCTGAGTCACACAAGATTGCAACCAAGTTCAAGTTCTCTTACAACTTCCTTCCAGTACCAATGGCAGGTGACTTCCGTATCGACATCAACGAAGAAGCGAAGAACGAGATCATCGAGTCATGCCGTAAGATGTATGACGAGCGTCTTAACAACGCAATGCGTGATGCGTGGACTAGGTTGCACACTTGCCTCATTCACTTGAGCGAGAGGTTAGCCCCAACCGAACAAGGTGAACGTAAGATATTCAGAGACACATTAGTAGAGAATACGAAAGAGTTACTGGAGTTATTAAAACATTTTAATCTCACACATGACCCGAAGCTTGATCAGGCTAGGCAGGAATTGCAACAAGCGTTAGGCGCACACACGGCTGACACATTGCGTGACATGGAGATGGCACGTGAGACAGTCAAGGCTAGAGTCGATGAGATTCTTGGTAAATTTAATTGGTAAGGAAATATTATGTTAACAATAAACAGAGATCAACTAAACATAGACAAACGGCAGACACCGATACATCCTGATTTGGAGAAGTTTGCAACGCAAGTATCATTCGCTAAACCTTTGTGTACATTTATAGCATTGAAAGATTGTTTTAAGAACGTATACCATGAAGGGAATTGGAGTGACTATATATACAAGCTACATATCTACCAAAACGGTGATAAGGTAGGCGAAGTATTTGTAGATACCCATTACAAGCAAGGTACTAACGAGCGTGAATCAATCTACGGCATCAAGTCTTTTCGCATAGAAAAAAGCCGAGGTGATCGTAACTCAACTACATCCAGAGATATGAAGGTAGCCCTACGTATTGCTAAGAAAACGCTTGTTGCGAGAGAGCTGGAAGAAATGCGTAGTGTCATTGACGACAAGGTACGTGGTTGCATCGGTAATATAATGTACCGCACGACAGGTATGTTGACGTACACTATGGATATAAACCATGAAGCCCAGTTGTATGCAATATCAGCGTATCAAGCTAGGAAGAAAGGCGAAACAACTGTTACTGTACCTGCGCATCCCGTGACTGTAACCGCTAGCAAGCTTAACGACCACACCATTGCGTGCGATTTGTATATGGAAATATATGCACTTAAACAGTATCTCAAAGCTAACACAGGATACGGCATTAAAGTAATGGCTGACGACAGTATCATAATGCTAACGTATAGTACGGGCGAATTGTCTCGCTTAAGTTCTTATCATGAGTTACCCGATAGTATTCAGTCTAAGTTTGCGATGTTCAAGGTACTCAAGGATGACGAGCCGTATGCGCATCTTGGTTGTAAATTTAACGAGAATATATTTTATATAGCCCCCGATACTTGATACAATACACACAGAATCCTCCTGTGGATTTCTCTGGACTGTGATACGTTGACCTAACAGATGTTTGCGTAACTAAAACAAGTCTCTCCTCACCGCAAGTAGGATGCGGAATCTGTTTAGCCTACACACTAAGCCCTCCTCGTGAGGGCTTTTTTATTGGACAAAGTTACATATTGTTACTTTGTCCTATTAGGGTTTTTTCCTAAAATATTTCTTGCAAAACCCTAGATTTAGGACTATACTATGTCAAGTCTTAAAACAATACAGGAAAAGCGAGATGGCACAAACACCAGAAGCTAAGGTAAAGCGAAGCGTCACCGACTTATTAGACAAGTATAACGTCTATTACTTCAAGCCTGCCACTGGCGGATATGGTAGATCAGGTGTGCCCGATATAGTAGGGTGCTTTCATGGGTACTTCATAGCTATTGAATGCAAAGCCAACGGCGCAAAACCAACCGCACTACAAGAACGTGAACTCAAACGCATATATGAACACGGCGGTGTCACTGCCGTTGTAGGCGACGATGACGACTTAGACTTACTCAAGAAAAGCCTCGACACAATTTTGTTTGTCCGTTCGAGCCAGTTCCCTAAAAGGGAACAATAACATCACTCTAGCCCAAGGAAAAATATGAACGCAGGAATTGAAATTTTAATCAAACGAATGGAAACTAACCCCGAGGAATTTTTAGATCACCCCGAGATAGATACGTTTAGTCATTGGCATACGATTGTACGAGAATTTGAAGGCGCATTTACAAAAGAAGATTTAGATGCTTATAACGAAGCACGTAGACAAATGCTTGAAAAACAATTTACCGAAACAGTACTATCAATGCTTACAGAAGGGAAGGATAGACTCCCAAAGCAACACTTCATAACAAGACCCAGCGGTACTCTTTCGGCTGGTCAGACTCAAGGGGGGTATTCAATTCATAAAATTAATAACCAAACATACACTCAAGCAGATTTAACTTCGCACTTGTTAGCTATTCAAAACAATGTGCTTAGACAAACTGATTTCAAACACACAGTACAGACGAAGGACACACTATGGAACAAGATCAAAAACATATTGAGCAAATGAACGATGGCATTGCAATAGTATTGCAACGCATGGAGACACATCCCGAAGAATTTTTTGGCACAGAAGACAAATGGAAGTTTATCTTTAAAGATTACTTTAGAGACTCAATGACCGAAACCGAAAAGGGTTTGATGTTTGACAAGATGAAGAAATTACGTCGTGCTGAGTTTACTACGCTAGTAATGAAAACAATGGTGGAAGACTAATGCAAATAATTACAATCGACTTTGAGACTTATTACTCGCAAGAGTTTAGTCTCTCCAAGATGACGACAGAGGAATACGTTCGTGATGAGCGTTTCCAAGTTATTGGGTTTGCGTATCAGATAGATGATACTGAGCCACGTTGGGTGACTGGAACAACTGAGCATATTAAAGCGCAACTCGAAGCCCTGCCTTGGAAGGACTCGTATGCCTTAGCACACAATGCTGTGTTTGACGGTGCAATTATGTCGTTTATTTTTGGCATCAAACCTAAGATGTGGCTTGATACACTTAGTATGGCAAGGGCAACCGATGGCTTAGAGGCAGGAAACTCGCTTGCTAAACTTGCTCAACGCTATGAGTTAGGTGTCAAAGGCACGGAAGTTGTACAAGCACTTGGTTATCGTCGTGAGAATTTTAATCCTGCGGAACTTGAAGCCTACGGAAAATACTGTTGCAACGACGTCACTCTAACCTTTGACTTGTTTAATATATTGATTCAAAGGTTTTCTAAATCAGAACTGCAACTGATTGATCTGACTATTAGAATGTTTACTGAACCTGTACTTAGACTCAACACGCCTGTACTGGAACAACATTTAATTAAAGTTAAAGCTCGCAAAGAAAAGTTACTTGAAGCTTGCGTATCAGATAAAGATACGTTGATGAGTAACCCAAAATTAGCTGAACTGCTTGAAGGACTTGGTGTTGAGATACCAATGAAGACCAGCCCTGCTACTGGAAAGGAAACGTATGCCTTCGCAAAAAACGACGACGGGTTTAAAGCCCTTGCAGAACACCCTGACGAAAGAGTACAAGCGATTGTTGCAGCAAGATTGGGAACAAAATCAACTCTTGAAGAAACAAGAACAGAAAGATTTATCTCTATCTCATTTCGAGGTGCGATGCCTGTCCCACTACGATACTACGCCGCACATACAGGACGTTGGGGAGGGGATGATAAACTCAACCTTCAAAATTTACCGAGACAATCACCTATTAAATCAGCAATTACGGCGCCTAATGGATTCAAGCTTATTGATGCCGACTCGTCGCAAATCGAAGCAAGAACCTTAGCATGGCTTGCAGGGCAGAATGACTTAGTTGAAGCATTTGAAAAGGGCGAAGATGTATACAAGATTATGGCATCGGCTATCTACGGCAAGGCTAGTGAAGAAATTACGAAGGATGAGAGGTTTGTGGGTAAGACGACCATCCTTGGTGCAGGCTACGGAATGGGGGCAGAAAAGTTTGCGCTTCAGCTTAAAACTTTTGGTGTTGAAATTGAGGTTGCGGAAGCAAAGCGAATCATCGATACGTATCGCAGCACATACCCACATATTGTTTCGCTATGGAAAGAAGCCAATAAATCGTTGGACGCATTGCGGTCATCGCAAACTACAACGGTTGGGGTACAACCCCAAGCGCTCTATATAACAGAGAATGGGTTTGTTCTACCAAGTGGGCTGTTTCTCAATTATCCTGATCTACAAAAAGATGACGAGAACCAATACAGTTATCACTCACGCCGTGGTCGCATTAAGATATACGGCGGTAAAGTAGTTGAGAATATTTGTCAGGCTCTTGCTCGTTGCGTGATCGGTGAGCAAATGCTACGTATATCTAAGAAGTACAAAGTTGCTTTGACTGTACATGATGCGGTTATGGCAGTTGTACCTGAAGCTGAAGCTGAGGAAGCACAGAAGTACGTTGAAGAATGTATGCGTTGGAGACCTGAATGGGCTAAGACATTACCACTCAACTGCGAGTCAGGTATCGGAGACAACTATGCAGAATGTTAAGTGGTCTTATTCCTCATTAACTTTGTTTCAACAATGCCCACGCAAGTATTTCCATTTGCGTGTACTCAAAGATGTAGTTGAGCCTGAGTCACCTGCCATGCTATACGGTACGCAAGTACACGAAGCTGCTGAACTATATGTCAAAGATGGAACGAAGATACCGGAGAAGTTTGCATTCATTAAGCCAGTATTGGATACTCTTATTGCTACACCTGGTACAAAGCTTTGTGAATACAAGATGGGTTTAACAAAGGATAAAGAACCATGTGACTTCTTTGCTGAAGATGTTTGGTTCAGAGGTGTTGCAGATTTGCTTATATTAAATGGCAGTACGGCTTATGTTGTAGATTACAAGACAGGCAAGAGCGCACAGTACGCTGATAAGAAACAACTCGAGTTAATGGCGCTGGCTGTATTTAAACATTTCCCTGTTATAGAAAGAGTAAAAGCGGGATTAGTATTTCTTGTATCCGAGGAGTTTGTGAGGGAGCAGTACAACGTAGACATACAGGATGAGCGTTGGGCTATGTGGGATAGTGAAATTAAGCGTATTGAAGATGCAATTGAAAACGATACGTGGAATCCGAAGCAGAACTTTACTTGCAAGAAGTTTTGCCTAATTGAACATTGTGAACATAACGGAAAAGGAACTTATAGATGAGTAACGTACCAAATCAAATTGTAAATTTACAAAAGATACAAGATGAAGCTGATAAACATGAAGCGTTTGTCGCTGAACAATACCAAGAAGCAATTATCAGTAACGAAGGGCTTGATGCAGGTCTAACAGTTGAAGGTCAACTTGAACGTAGATTTAAAGAATTGTTTATGCGTGTGTATAGCACACATATATACCCCGAGATACACAGAGCCGTTAACACAGAAGTTGCTGACGCTGCAATGAGACTTGGTAGACAACTTGGCACAATAAACAACGTACCAAAAAAATAATGATTACAGATCAAGACAAAGAATACTTACGACATCTATATGCAATGTTTGTGCTAAATGGGTTGTTGTCAAGACTTAATCCTGATGAAGTACATACAGATAAAGTATGGCAATTTGTAGATGAAATAATCGAAACAAGCGAACCAAAACAAGCAGGCATTGCATCAATAAAAAGGAAAAAGAAAAGTGAGACCAACACCATATGACACAGGCAAAGTAAAGATCGGTATCTACTATGAGCCGAAGGTTAACTACTACAACCCCGATCAAGACTGGGTACAGAAAGCATTGCTTGGTGTAGAGACATCATGGACAACCGACATCGTAGTTATAACGGCTATGTATGCACTATTGATCTATGCGTTTATGGGACTAATGACTAGGGGGTACTATGAATAAAGAAGTAACACAAGAGCAGGGTGAGCAGTTAGCAAGACTTGGATGGCAAGAAATTGATTGTCCGATTTGTGGAGGTGGTGCACGAGCGTTTCCAAAGCAAGAGCAAGGTGAGCCTGTGGGTAAGTTTGCAAAGTTTACCGATGGCATTTGGCGAGAAGTCACAGACGGGTCTGCTGGAGTGCCTCTCTATACTCATTCTAAAGAATGGGTAGGGTTAACTGATGAAGATGATATTGATTGGGAAGAAGGCGACAGTTTAAGAGATTTGTTTAAAGCAATAGAGTCTAAGTTGAAGGAGAAAAACACATGACACCCGCAGAATTACTTCACAAAGATGCGGCAGGGTATGCAACCAACCGCAAACTTGCTTACATCGGGCTGATGAATAAAAAAGAAGTTGATCATATGACTGAAGATGCTCTTAATGGGATATGGCTTGCTCACTATGAAGGCTACAGGGAGGGTTATTGGGTTGCCACTGGTGATGTTAAATTTTCAACCGACCCCGCTAAATTAAAGAATAAGAACACATGATTACATTTACATACGGACAAATTTTTTTAATCATTGGGTTAAGCATTGTTGATGGCGTTTTGCTTGGTTTTATTTTGACCACGCATTTTATTAGCAAAGAAAGAAAAGCTAAATTAAAGGATAAGAACACATGAATGATGTACTGGATGCGTTGATACTTATAGCAGTACTTGGGCTGGGTGCAGTATGGATAACCGCTGTATTTTGCTATGTGTTATTTATACTGGGGGTGTATGATGACTGAAGAAGAGATATTTGCATTAGCCATAAAAGCAGATTTATACCTAGATTCAGATGAATCAGTTATTAAATTTGGGAAACTAATAGCAGAAAAAGAACGTGAGGAGTGTGCAAAGATATGTGAAGAATCTGAGTATCCTGATGGAATTGATTTAGCTTATTTAATTCGAGCAAGGGGACAAGAATGAGTGATGGTGGAAAAGGGTCTAAGCAAAGACCAACAGATCATAATAAGTTTGCAAGTAATTTTGATTTAATTTTTAGGAGTAAACCGATGGACGAAGAAACAAGAGAGATTGACCTACAACTTGGGGATGCGCTATCAGAATTATCTTTGTATAAAGATGCAGTAAATGAAGCTACTGTTATATGCGAAAACGTAGATCATGGACGATATGGCGATGCACTTGTACACGTACAAAAATTCTATGCTAAATTAGAAACTATACGCCAGTACAAATCTAAACAAGTTGACATGGATGGTAGATGCTGATGATTGAGAAGATTAATACGTTTGAGAGTAGGCGTGGAGAAGAACGCGGTACTTTAAAAACAATCCATAGAATAATTTATCGTTGCTCAGTCTGCGGAAAAATGTTTGGCTTAAAAGAAGAAGCCGAAGTTCATAAACATAACGAAATAAGCGAAGGAGACAAATGAAATGCCCGAAATGCGACCATACGAAATCGATGGTAGTGGAGTCAAGGAAATCTCCCGACCACGAGAACTTAAGGAAACGATACTGCCTGAAATGCTATGCAACATTTCTGACAAAGGAAGTACTGCACGAAGGAAAACTAAGCCGAGCAGACAAGATACAGACACGCAACAACAATGGCCTTTTCCAACCACGCTTTTAACAAAGATAGGCAAGCCATTAAAGTTTAACCCAAGTAACCATGAGGAGGCAACATTTTGAACGTAGATGAAAAACAAGTGGGCGGCACACACTATAAAGATATGTCAATACAACCTTGGACTGTAATGGAAGCAGTACTTTCTATAGAGGAATTTAGAGGGTTTTTAAAAGGAAACATAATTAAGTACTCTATGCGCCAAGGACGTAAGGATAGTGACGATGGCGGCAAAGCTTTGCATTATCTGCAAAAGTTGAAAGCTATGGAGGAAAAAGATACAATGTTCTAAAGGAGAACACTATGCCATACGTTAACAAACCAAGACCGTACAAAAAAGAATACGAACAACAAAAGGCTCGTAATGAACAACCAAAACGCAACGCTAGGGCAAGAGCAAGATATAAGCTTGATAGTGAAGGGGTGGACAGGACAGGCAAGGACATCGACCATTCCATACCATTATCAAAAGGCGGCACTAACGCACCCTCAAATCTCAAGCTCAAGTCCCCAAGTGCAAACCGCAGTTTCTCCCGTAATTCAGACCACACGGTCAAAGTCAACAAACCCAAGCGAAAGTAATTTTGCGATTACGCTTCGGATGTTCTTTGAAAAGAATGGATGGGAATTTAGGGAAGAATATGAAATTAAAAAGTCTGGTAAACGCATAGACTTTTGTGTTAAAGCTCCGTATCAAGGCGGTCATATATTCTTTGGGGTTGAATGCAAGCGGGACCTCAATGATGCAACCAATGCTACAGTATTAGCCGATCACTTTGAGCAAGCCGTAGCATATTCCCGTTCTCTTAATATGCCAGTGTTTCTTGCACCGGTCATGACCCAATATACCCAGAGTAGTTTATACGCAGGTGGACATAAGCTTCGTGCTATGTCAGCATTATCTGTATTCGGCGGTAGGTGTAACGTAGGTTTATTGGCAATTAATAGAAGCGTATGGCAAAACAAAGTTAGCGTAAACACCTATATGATTTTACGTGGCGGTTCGTTTTGGAACGAACGAGACGGATTTAACCCACAGAGAATGCAGATGGTCACATCTACAGGCTCATCAAAAGACAGAGAAGATATAAAGATATGGCGGTAGTACAAAGATATACATGGCCTGGCGTACACCCACCGATGGCACATCAGAAAACAACGGCAGATTTCTTATCAACTAATCCACGTGCGTTTTGTTTTAATGAACAAGGCACAGGCAAAACAGCATCAGCTATCTGGGCATCAGACTTTTTGCTACTAACAAAACAAATAAGACGAGTTCTTATTATTTGCCCACTATCCATTATGGATTCAGCTTGGAGAGCAGATTTGTTTAAATTTGCTATACACCGCAAAGCTAGTATTGCATACGGCACAAGAACAAAACGTCAAACAATTATTAATAGTGATGCCGAATACGTCATTATTAATTACGATGGTATTGAGATTGTTGCTAGTGAAATCAAAGAGGGTAACTTTGATTTAATCATAATAGATGAAGCTAACGCATATAAGAATCCGCAAACCAAACGTTGGAAAACTCTTAATCAAATCATAACGCCTGATACTTGGCTATGGCTTATGACGGGAACACCTGCTGCTCAGAGTCCAACCGATGCGTTTGGATTAGCTAAGCTTTGTGTACCACATAAAGTACCTCGGTTCTTTGGGTCGTTTAGAGATATGACCATGAGGAATATTAGCAAGTTCAAATGGATACCGAAGCCGGAAGCTAACGACATAGTATTCAATGCGCTTCAACCCGCTATTCGGTTTACTAAAGAAGAATGTTTAGACCTTCCTGATGTTACGCATGTATTTAGAGATGCGCCACTTACTGCCCAGCAACAGAAGTACTATTCTATTTTAAAGAAGCAGATGTTAATAACCGCCGCGGGCGAGGACATATCAGGCGCAACTGCGGCAGTAAATATGAATAAGCTATTGCAAATATCAGGCGGTGCAGTCTATTCCGATACAGGCGAAATAATTGAGTTTGATGTTAGCAACAGGCTTAGCGTAATTGAAGAAGTCATTAACGAAGCTAGTCATAAAGTATTGATCTTTGTGCCATTCACTCACACCATTAAATTATTATCCGACCATTTAACTAGGGTAGGAATATCAAACGAAATTATTAACGGTGATGTTCCAGTCGGTCAAAGGACTACAATATTTAAACAATTCCAAGAACAAGACAACCCAAGAGTATTAGTTATACAACCGCAAGCTGCGGCACACGGGGTTACACTTACAGCTGCTAACGTTATCGTGTGGTATTCTCCAGTCTCCTCAACCGAAACCTATCTACAAGCTAACGCACGTATTAATAGGAAAGGTCAAAAGAACTCTATGACTATAGTACATATTAAAGGTAGTTCGATAGAGGAGCGTATGTATAACCTGCTTCAATCTAAGCTTGATGTACATACAAAGCTAATAGATTTATATAAAAATGAATTAGAAGATACTTGACTTAGTAAAGTTTTAGTGTACAATACTATCTCTCGTTAACAATAATATAAAGGAAAAGCAAATGGACGGAACACCATCTGTCGATAAACTTGTCGACGTTTACATAAAGATTCGTGACGCTAAGGACGCAGCTAAGAGAGCATACGAAGAAAAGAATGCTGAACTTACTGAGCAAATGGACATCATAGAATCTGAAATCCTAGAGGTATGCAAAGCTACCGGTGCGGATAGTATTAAGACTCCACACGGTCTTGCTATGCGCTCTGTTAAAACTAGATACTGGACTAATGACTGGGATAAGTTCTATCAGTTTATGATGGACTATAAAGCACCCGAACTATTAGAAAGGCGTATACACCAAACAAATATTAAACAATTTTTAGTCGATAACCCCGAAGTGTTGCCACAAGGACTCAATGTGGACAACGCATATTCCATCACCGTAAGGAGAAGTAAATGAGTAAATTAGCCCTGTTCGAAAACAACCTGCCCGCATACTTAAAGAATGTTGAACTTGACGATGTAACAAAAGCATTGTCTGGTGGTGGTAATAAAATTAAACGCATTGCCCTTGGTAATAACAAGTTCATACTTAAAGTTGGTGGCGTTGAAATATCTAAGAGCGCAAATGAAAAGATGAATGTTGTAGTTGTTAATGCTGCTAAAGATGTATCACGTACATTCTATGCTGCAGCATACGACCCAAGCGCAGAAGCAACTCCACCCGATTGCTGGTCACCTGATGGACGTACTCCTGATGCTTCTATCGAGAAACCACAATGCGCCACTTGCGATAACTGCCCACAAAACATTGAAGGTTCTGGACAAGGTAAGAGCAAAGCTTGTAGATTTAACCGTCGTATCGCAGTTGTTCTTGCAAGCGATATTGGTGGTGATGTGTATCAAATGGAGTTAAAGTCTAAGTCATTCTTTTACAGCAAGAAAGAACCAGGCGATTTAGATCACATGCCGTTTGATCAGTACGCAAACTACGTCGGTTCACAAGGTTACAACCTTAACAATCTAGTAACTGAAATGCGCTTTGACGATGACTCAACGGTTGGCAAGTTATTCTTCCGTCCTATTGAGTTCTTATCTGAAGAACAATGGGAAATTGCTAAGAAGCAAAAAGAAACTCCTGCAGCTAAGTCAGCAATTACTATGACTGTTGCACAAATTGATGGGGTTAAAAAGTTAGCTGCGCCTGAGCTTCCAAAGCTTGAGTCTGTTGCTAAACCTGCGCCTAAAGCTGTGAAGGTAGAAGTTGAAGTCGAAGAAGTACCAGAGCCTAAAAAGCGTAAAGAAGATAAACCTGTAGTTGCACCTAAGAAAGACTTAAAGTCAATCATGGGTGATTGGACTAACGAGGAATGAACTTACGTGGGTTCAGTTTAAGACTTGTTGAAGCCAACCAAAATGCTGACTCCAATCTAATTGGGGTTCAGCTAGGTAGGTATTGCATTGCTAAAGATATATCGGCAGTTGAAGCTGCCGCTATATTCGGCGTATCAAAGATGACAATCTATCAATGGTTCGTAGGCAATTCAAAACCCCACAAGACTAAAGCTGAAAAAATAAAAAGAGTATTGACTAAGGCTAAGTTCAATAATGGCAAAGACTGATCTACTTGCGGCAGTGCTACCTCCAGATGGAGAAGGTAATTACTGTATCGTAGGTTTAAAACCAGGCGGGTATCCAAAGCAAGAATTTGCAGATACTTTACTGGGAGCTGGGGAGCTTATAGATGATTTATTGAGTCAGGAATTTGATGTTTATTTTGCATGTGCTAAGTACCTTGACCCAAACGAAGGACGAACACAGAAGAATAGCGCGTACTTTAAGAGCTTTTGGATTGACGTTGATTGCGGTGTGGGTAAACCATACGAAGATCAAACTGTTGGACTTGCAGCGTTAAAGGAATTTTCTAAATCAATAAAGCTACCGTTACCGAGCGTAGTTAATTCTGGTCGTGGCATTCATGCTTACTGGACTTTGAACAAAACTATATCTCGTGATGAATGGTTACCTGTTGCAAAAAGACTTAAAGCCCTGTGCGAAGAACGAGGTTTCGAAGCTGACCCATCACGGACCGCTGAGAGCGCATCTATTCTTAGAGTATCAGAGACTTTAAATTTTAAGCAAGATCCCCCACTTCCTGTTGAGATTTTGCATATCAGCAAGGAGTTAGATTACGATGAGGTTAAAAGAATACTTGGTGTGTTAGTTGCGCCGAGCTATATACCTCGGAATTACAGTGAAGCTGCTAAGATAAACAGAAGTAACACTCAAAGCAGATTCAAAACCATCATGATGAAAACCATTGATGGCAAAGGTTGCAACCAGATTAAATATTTAGTTGAAAACCAAGATGCTTTAGACGAGCCGAAGTGGAGAGCAGTGCTTAGTATCGCTACACATTGTGTAGATAGGGATACTGCAATTCATGCGGTTAGTAAGGGGCACCCCGAATATAACTACGAATCCACAGAGGAGAAGGCAAATGATATTAAAGGCCCATACACATGCGATAAGATGGAGTATTACAACCCTGGACATTGCAAAGATTGTATCAACAAAGGAAAAATCTCCAACCCGATTCAACTCGGCAATGAGATCGCTGCGGCAGAACCAGAAGTTCCGATTATTGAGGAAACTCCAGAAGGAACAAAATCATATGAAGTGCCTACCTTACCTGAACCGTATTTCAGAGGCAAGAACGGCGGCGTATATCGGCTCCCTGCGGAAGAAGATGCGAAGCCTACATTAATATATGAACATGATTTATATGTAGTTAAGTTGCTACACGACCCCAAGCGAGGGGATGCAACTTGGATTAGACTACATCTCCCTAAAGACGGCGTACGAGAATTTGCGTTGCCGTTAACTGATGCTCTTACTCCAGAAAGATTACGTGAAAAATTAGCGTTTCACGGGGTTGCTGCCCCTAAGAAGCAGATGGACGGGATTATGTATTACATCATTATGTTCGTTAAAGAACTACAACATAAGACAAAGGTAGAAATTATGAGAACTCAATTTGGTTGGACACACGACAATGCAAAGTTCATTGTCGGTGAGAAGGAAGTCGGTGCAGAAAAAGTTGTTTATAGCCCGCCGTCGCAAGCAACGGGTAGCTTAGCTAACTATATGTTGCCCGTAGGAGATTATGACGAGTGGAAAAAGATTATTAATGTTTATAACCAACAAGGCTTTGAACCACATGCGTTTGCATTCTTTACAGCATTTGGCGCCCCGTTGCTTAAACATTTAAATCTTAAAGGCGCAATTATTAACCTGATTAATAATACATCAGGTACAGGTAAGTCGACAGTACTTAAGATGTGCAATAGTGTTTGGGGCCACCCCGAAGAACTTATGTTGCAATGGAAGGATACACCAAACTCAATGATGAATCGGCTTGGCGTTATGAACAATTTGCCGGTCACGATTGATGAAATTACAAAATTAACAGGGGATGTATTCTCAGACTTAGCATACAGTATTTCGCAAGGCCGCGGTAAAAACCGACTAAAGCAACATGAAAATGCTGAGCGTATTAACGATACTAAGTGGGCAACAATTGCTTTATGCAGTTCAAACTCATCGTTCTACGATAAATTATCGTCACTTAAATCTACACCAGACGGTGAGTTTATGAGGTTGATTGAGTATCGTATTGAGATGACAAATAATCTTAGCAAAGAAGAAGCCGACATTATCTTTAATGCGCTATACAACCACTACGGTCATGCAGGGGTTGAGTATGCAAAATACTTAGTCGCTAATTTAGAAACTGCATTGGACACAGTTAAACAAGTACAACAAAAGATTGACAAGGAAGTTGGGTTTACAGGGCGTGAAAGGTTTTGGTCTGGCGTTGCTGCTTGTAATATCGCCGGTGCTCTTATGGCTAAGGATATGGGCATTATCCCTGACTTTGATATTGGCAGAGTATATCGTTGGGTGATAAAAGAGATGAAGACTATGCGTGTAGAAGTTAAAGCGCCAGTCGAAGGAACATCTAGCATGATTGGCGAGTTCATGAATGAGCATAGAGCCGCTACGCTAGTTATAAATGGTGAGGTTGATGGCAGATCAGGCATGGAACAATTGCCGATAGTTGAGCCGAAGTTTAATGAACTCCTGGTTAGGATTGAACCTGATACTAAGAAACTATTTATCAATGCCAAACATTTGCGGGCTTATTGCGCCAAACACCAGATCGAGTTAAAGAATACTCTAAAGGGTTTAGCATCTGATAATATTTACATAGGTCAAGTTAAGAAGCGGCTATCAAAAGGAACAAAGCTTCAGTCTCCTGCCATTGATGCGTATGTATTTTCGCTAGACAATGAGCACTTTTTAAACGCTGACTCTTTAATTGAAACTGCTAAATCTACTCCAGATGTTGATTCACGGACTCAACTTTGATATTAATTGGTCTAAATTTATAGTAGGCGCATCGTTCTTTATCCCTTGTTTGGATACGGACGGTGCAGCTATGCAGGTTAAACGGACCGCAAAGAGGTTACGCTATAAGATAAAAACACAAGTTGTTGTAGAAAAAGGCATACAAGGATTGCGAATATGGCGCATTAAGTAGTATGATTGCACCTGCGATTCATTTCGCTTTTCCTTGGCAAGTTGCCATTTCGCCCTCACCCTCGTGGTGGGGGTTTTTTATTCTTCATTTGCATAATTACGCCATCCTTCAAGTTGGGGTATCATTCTTTTATCTATACCCATACCACCTGTGATGTTAGAAAGCGCTCTATTTTTATAGCGAGTTTTAATAGAATTTGTTAACGCATCTGGTGTAATGGCTTTGCCCGGATTAGTTTGGCTGAAATGCACGATCTTAGCAATGACTTTATCCATCATATATGTATCACCAGAATCTAAAGCAATAAAGAAGGCATTTAACAAATCATTATGTCTAGCAATAATTTCTTGTTCTGCATTTTTCATTTCAATATTTGCTTTTTGTGCTTGCGCGATTTTATCGGGCGTAAAACCAAGCATCTGTGCCAAAGCAAGGCGAGCAGGAACTTCTTCCATTAAAGTGTCACCTTTCATAGTAAGAGCTTGACCTTCTGAAAGATAGCGTAATCCAGTCATGACGTTTTTAATAGCAGATGGCATAGCGGTTTCAATAGCACGTTCTGTATGGCCTTGATTAAAACGATCTAATGCTTCAGCATAAGTTACTAACGCGCCAGCAGATGGGCCAAGCAAACTCATCATAGTATTTTGTAACGTAGTAAGGTCATCCTTACCTTTACGTACATCTTGGAACCATAAGTCAGGTAAATTAGTGCTCATACGGTCTGCAAAGTTCAGTCCGCTGACTGTAGACAACGCGCCACGAGATAGTATTTCACCCGTAAACCCACCTAAATGTTTAAAGCACCAGTTCTTAAACCAATTTTCGGCATCAAACGGTTCGTCTGAATCACCAAATGCTGCATGAAAAGCTGAAGCAATGCCAGAGAATATAAACCAAAATGGTAAACCCGTCATGCCAGATGTAAGAAACGCCATGCCCATCATACCTAAGAACTGATCACGTGCTTCACGTTTAATACTTTCAAGTTCTTTAATCTTAGCTTTCATCAATTCTTCTTTATGCGGCGAGTTACGCATCTCTCGCTCATATGCAATAAGTTCAGCTTGCATACCATCGCCCAAAGATTTTTGAAGTGTTCTAAACATTAGCACAGTCATCTGTTGCGGATACATTTTAAATTGCAACAAAATATTACGGTAGTTACCGCGGAAATATCTTGGTTTATTGGTAGTGTTGTAGTTAAACAAAGTCTTTTTAACTAACGCATCGGCTTCTTGTATGGCTGTTTGGTAAGCTTGTTCTGCGGTATAACGTTGTTTACCATCATGAGTTTTAGCATCTAACGCTTTATTATAGGCTAATTCAAATGTTGCCATAAACGTTGTCTCACGCATGTATTTTTCAGATGCGTGAAACGGTAAACTTGCGTAGTACATTATTTTGTTCCATCGACCAGTGTATTGGTTTGATGGTTTTTCACCGATTTGCGCAGCTTCATGCGATAGCGTAACATCAATAGTTCCGCGTCTAACGCCGTCTTGGTATACGTCGGCATAAGTCTTACCTATAGAATTACCGTTTTTATCTTTAACATCCATGCCTTCCATATTGGCTCTGGCTAGTGATAAAAACTCATATCTGCCTGATGTTTCATTTACAAACCCTGTTCCACCAAGCATACGATTAAACTTTGCAAACGCACTCGCTGTATTTTTTAATCCATACCTAGCATTTGCAGCAGGCGCCCATACGCCTCCAACACCAAGCAAGTTAATCATAAACGATGCTGGCGCAGTTAAGAAGTTTATAAAGCCAAATTGATTTAACGCAGTGACAATTCCACTTTGTTTTGGTGGGTTAAGAATAGCAGTCTTAAGGTTTAACTCAAGTTCATGTACGTAATCTCTATACTTTAATGCCTCTCTAGCAGGCAGGCTTTTTAAACGTACTTGTGCTGAACGAAGGTCGGTGAATAGCTGTGGTAAATGCTCAAACCTAGAACGCTGATATGCCATACGTAAACGAGACACTTCAAATGCACGAAGCATATCAATACTTGCACCAGGTATATTTTCACGGTGCATAAACATCTTACGAATACTTTCGTTTGGCATTAGCTCTAAATACATTTGGCCGAGTTGATCTTTAACTTGGTCGCGTAACGCCCCAATAGGGTCAGCTAATACTTTAGCATCTGAGCTACCTAAAATATCTTCCGTAGATTTATCAACTAGAGATTTTAAACTTTCTAAATGCGCCCAGTCACTTAAATTACTATTAAGAATTTCGCTGAAATTATTTCCTGCTTGAATATCGCCATTTTCTTCAACTTGCCTAAGTACTTCTTCATCTGATGTGCCTTTTATAAAAGTACTTTTACCTTTTTCCTTTTTGATTAAGCGCTCTAATTCTTGTTCATAGGCATCATCACGAGCACCGGCAGTTTCAAATTGCTGGAAAGTTTTACTTTTGCCTTTGCCTGTTTGCAACCAGAATTCGCCAAAACGTTTAAGCGGAAAGTAAATTTTAAGCGCGTCTTTAGCTATATTGTTTTTTAACTTAACTAATTCATCGTTAATTTCTTTTTCTGAAAGACCTTCACTTTTTAGTCTAGCATGAGTACGTTCTGCCTGGATTGCTATGTACTCATCCATACGTCTTTTATAAAAATCACGCACTTCACGATAAATTTTTAACGCTGTTCTACCGTCTTCAGTGCCGTCAACCATTTTGTTCCAGGCATCTTTAAACCGTTTATCAACGTTGTGCCAGTTTGCGGCATCGTGTGCAGGGCCAGTAGTATCGGCTTCAATTTGATCAATCGTAGCATTAAGCATTACTTCATGCAACTGTTGAGCTTTATCAGGATTACTTTGAATTAATTGACTCCAAAGTTTAATTGCAGTATCGCCTTCCGCAAGTATTTTATTGCGGGTATAAATCATTGCATCAACTTCTTTAACGTAATCTTTGAACTGTGGGATATTATCTCCAACAAGATCTGATAATTGGTCTAGTGTTAAAGCACCAAGCAAAGCTCTGCGGTATTCTTCACGAACACTAGCTAAGTTAGAAACAAATTTACGTTTATTAACTTTGCTCCAAGGAGTATGGCTTCTTATTAAATCTCCAATCGTGCCAAGCATACCTGTACGCTCAGCTGTATTAGCTCTAAATTTACCTTTTTTAGCCGCTATACTTTTTGCTATTTTTGGTTGTTTTTCGTCTTCAAACTTAGAAGTATTATCTAAAGATATAGAGTTTTGCGGTATAGCTGTACCCGGATTAAATGTATTAACGTTAGTTGTGCTTTCTTCTCTAGCAGAAAATAGTACATCTGTATTAGCCATAGTTTGGAACAATACATTATCTACACCAATTAATTTAGATATGTATTGAATAAACTTAGACCAAGTAGATTGGTTAGTTTTGTTTTCAGCATAAAGACTACGAAGTATTTTTTGAAAATCTCTATTGCTAAAAGCTTCAGCTATAAATTCATGTAAATTAAGAAGTCCATACTGTTCTGCATGTGGAGTTCCTTTAAGTTGTTTAACTGTGTTATGGTACAACGCTACTAAATTGTAATAAGCTCTACGTTGTTCTGGGTTTAACTTTTCAGGGTGCAACATTAAATCTGATACAGCAGCATGTGTAGACTCGTGCATTAGCACATAATTTGTTGTAACACCGCCATTTAAAGAATTATTAAGGGCAATAGACCCTTCGTAATAAAACCCAGCTGCAGCTAAAGACCCAACAGCTTCGTCTAATGATTTGTATGCAACTTTCGCTTGTTCCATCAAGCTTTTATTAGGCACTCTAATTCTGCCGTCCATTAATCTGTTATAAGCTTCGGCCTTCAACAAAATTGGATTTATACTTGGGTCAAAGTTAGCTTCATTAAAATAACGATCCCATATGTGGTGGTAGTTAAGTTGCAGATAGGCTTCTACTTGGTTTCGTTGTACAGCCGTATGCGATAAAAAGTTTTCTAATACTTTATTAGTTATGTCATAGCCAATATTTACAGTAAAGTTTAACCCAAGTAAACGATCAGCCAATTTGCTAAAGTACTCACCTCCGTAACGCACTATGCCTTTTAATGCGCCTCTAAAATCATTTGAACGAATAGCATCATCAACTACTGGATGAACTGTAGCCTCTAACGTATTAATATCAGCATTTTGAACTTTAGGGCTACTAGACTTACTTTTCTTTTCTTTTTTATCTAAGCCTTTCTTTAGCTGCTGTTCTGTCTTACCCATTGCAATACGTGCTGGGTGGTTAACAGGCAGTTGAGGTTTTAATTCTTGCAGCTTTTTAGTAACCTCAGCTTTAGCTTCACGATCTATATTTTCGCCCGATCCAATAGCAACCGCTTGGTTAAACAAGTCATGGTATTGTTGAACAATAGGGTTGTTTTGTAAGTCGGCAGGGAGTTCTTCTATTCTTGGTGTTTGGCTTATGTGGCGAAGCTTTTCTTCTGTGCTTGACATAGGCTCAAGTTTTTTAGCTTCTTGTTCAGTTTCAACTTGTTCTGGCGTTGGCTCACCAAGTTCTTCTTCGTCTTGCTTACGCTGTTCTTCTTCAAGTTGAGATTGCTCTAATAACTTATCAGCTATTTCTTCATCAGTTGGTTCTTGATTTTGATTAAGTTCTTGGTCTAATTCATCTTGTAATGCAGCTTGTTCTTCTTCGCTAGGCGTTTCTTTGGTTTGTTCTTGGTTTGGCACACGAACCATGTAATCTACACGATCTTCAAACCCATTACGTGCATACCAGTCTTTTAGTTGTTCTTGATTAAGTCCGCCTAAAGAAGCATCGGGCTGCGCCGCAGGTACAAGAACTAAAGTTTTATCGTTAGTATCAGCCCAATTAGTAATTGCGCTTAATAATTTAGTACCCGCACCTTTATTTCTATTAGCTACATCCATGCCTGTTATCATGGTAGCGCCAATAAGATCATCAGATAAATCATTATCTTCGTCTAGCACTTTAAACCCGGCAGTAGCAAGTGGTTCTTGCCCTTTTGTAACTGAAGGTAGATACGCTCCTCTATCATTTACTCTAGCTGGTTTGGATTCAAAGGTTTCTTGTTCTTGCGTTTCTTTTGGTTGCAATGCCCCAACTTGTTCTGTATTTAGTTCAGCAGTGCTTGGTTGCGTTCCTCTTCCAGTTTGATCAGCAGGCTGTTCACTTCCCACCACATTACTTTGGGCATTTGTTTCAAGTCCTGGCTCAGTTCCTCGTTGGGAAGTAATCCCCTCAGATGTAGGAATGCCTGGCTGAGTAACTCCGGTGTTATCTCCAGTATTTCCTGCTGCATTTTGTTCCTCCTGTATTTTATTACGGGCTTCAATATGTTTATCAATGTAATTGCTTAACTCTTCTTTAGTTGGTTCTTTGCCGTACTGTGCAACAAAATCAGGTTTAACAATATCAGCAATCTGATTGCGTATTCTATTATTTGCAAGGTATCCTCGTATTCCACCAAGACCCGACATAGGAATGCCTTGTACAAATGTACCGACAACAGTCTCAATGTACTCCTTCATGGCATCAAGATCGGCGGTATCAAGACCTGCACCGAAACGTTCTGCCCATTGTTGTGCTAGCTCAGGTGGTATTTCTTTAGCTGTTGAAGCTGCGTATACTTTAGCAACGTCATATAACAAATTTTTACCTGCCGCGTCTAAACCACTTAACGCACCAAGACCAAATCTTTCTGAAAGAAAATCGGCGCCTGCATGGATTGCCATTGCTGGCGCAAGTTTAGTAAAGTTAAGTTCTTGGGCTATGTCTGCATTAGGATTTTTATTTTGTATTTCTTCAATAGCACGGGAACCTGGTTCGCCAACACCGTGGAATGCAGCTTGCGTTGCCATACCAAGCATACTGCCTTTACTAAGCATAAGCTTTTTAGCGGAGTCAGCTACAAACTTAATGCCAGCTTTTGTGCCTTCTTTTTCAGCAACTTCTTCGGCTAACTTTTTAACACCTTGTTTAACTAATTGTTTTTCAGCAATTCCAGCTAAACCTCCAGGTATTGCGCCAACACCACCAAAGAATGCTCCAAGCCCTGCGCCAACACCCGCTGACAATAAACTTTCACCAGCGTTAGCAACACCTTGTCCCACCATATAAGGCAGGTACTCTGTTATAAAACCGTTGACGCTATCATTCCATGCAACTTTAGCTTGTAAAGGTTCTTCTTCTTTTTTAGCTTCCTCCATACCCTTTAAGCCATTAGCAATCATGTCGTGGCTAAAGTCACCTTCACCTGCTAATTTTTGTATGCCAGCTCCAGTTATAACTTTGGCAGCATTCCATAGTTCTTTAGTTTGTGGGGCATAAGCTTTAATACCACGAACAAATGCGCTACTATCATCTTGATCGGCTACGGCTGCAGGGTGAACATTATCAACAGTAGGCTTAGTATCCCAAGGAGCAGGACCGGCCATGCCACTTGGGTGTTGTTCCCAAGGCGCAACTTCATCTTCTTTAGTTGCTGCTTGTTCCCACGGCGCAAGTTGAGCCATTATTTAACTTTCCAATTTTCTTGTTTAGATGGATCACCACCTTGGAATACATAAGTTTTACCGTTGTAAGGTTTTTCTGTACCTACAAGTATAGATCCAAGCGTTGACTGTGGCGCGGTTGTATTTGATGTAGTATAGCCTCTTGAAAGTTTTTCAGCTATTTTTTCTTCATATGCACGAATTTTATTTACATCGCCTTTTTCCTTAAGCTTACCATATTCTTGATCATATATAGAAGCGTTAGCTAACCAATCTTTAAATGCGTTACCTCTAGCAATAGCAAGACGTGATTCGTTAGATTCAGCAGCAGGGGTATTAGACTCAGTATAACGTCTATCCACTTCGGCTTGAGTAGGTTCACGACCAAGTTCTTTTCTAAGTGCAGGGATATACGCTTCTCTACGTTTAATTTCCTGAGCTTCTTTATAAGTTGCAGCATCAAAATGTTTTTGTGCACTAGCGGCTTCACTAGCTACACGCATACCTTCAGTTTTCTCACGACTTGCATTAGTTTCTTTGGTAACTGCCATGTCACTTTCAGCTCTCTTATCAGCAACTTTAAGGTCAATATCGCCTTTCATCTTAGTCGCTTTTAAGTTAGCTGCAATTTCTGAAGCTTTATCGTAATGTTGAGCCGCAAGTGTCCAAAGACCAAGCTCTTCAGCACGTTTACCTTTTTCAATTTCAGCCTGACCTTTAAGTGCCTCCATCTTCATTGCTTGCATTTTGTCTTGTAAATTAGCTTCGCTACTTGCAAAGTCCCCCATTGCCGCAGCAATACCAGCACCGACTGGCCCACGGAAGTTTGCGAGCTTGCCAAAAGTTTGAGCAGCGTTAAGGTTGCGCATAATATATGCTTGCTTATCCATACCTAGTACTTGATCTTCGTAAGCTTTATTAAGTGCATCCATTTTCTTATATGAATCCGGACCAAGCCCAATAGCTTTCTTCAAATCATCTGTATAAGACTTAACATCCGTGCCATAGTTCTTCGGCATAAAGTCGTTACTTTCTGCAGCTTCATCAAGTTTCTTAACGGCTTTGTCTTCGTCTTTAGCAAGAGTTTTAGC